CATATCGGCGGCTTTTCGGACATTCGACCATTTGTCATTATTCAAACCATCGATCGGAATTGTCTCGATTAATTTTACATCAAATTCATCAGACATTATACGGGTTTTAACTTCTGAATTATCTAAATTCGAAATAATAGATCGGAGAAATACCGTATAGAGTTTAACAAATTTTGTATCAGTCCAACGTTGTGGTATATTGCTATTAGCTGCATTACGAAGTGTTCGATTGTATATGGCAATTTCAATATTGGTAGATAATTGATCAATTTGGTCGGTCGGTTCTATCAGGTCTGTAATCATTGTGTTTCGAATATACCGAGCGGTATTTTTTCGAAACATTGTTGAGTTTGATACTGTAGTGAGCATTTGTTCTGTAAATAAATTATATGGAATAATAACACCATATAATTTTAACTATATTTCAATTTTTTATATTGTACTACAAATACTCGTCTGGGGATAGTTCGCTGTCGATCGAATCATTATCATCAACAACAAACCCATCCTTTAAATAACCATCACGAGTTTTAAATTTATCGGGAATACACGCGAGTTCATCTATTTCATTTTCATCAGATTCTGCCGTATCATCCATATTTTCAAATCCACCAAATAATTGTTCGTATATAACATTCCATTGAGTTGAATCAATTGATACCATCGCATGATCCGCATCATATCCTACCAACAAGCAACTTCCGAAAAATAACGAATTATCCACTGGGGGAGGAAAATCGTACTTATTTTCTTGTCCCGCCCGACCATCCGTTTTTGCCCATAATTCGACTGTCGATAGAACGGTCGATAGAACGGTCGATTCCACTGAGAAAGTAGCACAACAACCAAATAATTTATCCGATTTGAATCCACATTTCTTGTAAAATATATCGGGGTTTGTATTTTTCATTTTATCATCCAATACATCACCATTTTTAGAAATTATAATAACAGAATGAATAGTTTTACTTTTATAAGCCATTTGTATGACAGAGGACTATACAACCCATTTACAAATAACACTTAAATACTTTACCATATTATAATGTACAAATATATCCAATTATAATGCAACAAAAACAACAGGTTCGTATATATCCAAAAATACAATCAAATATTGTGATCGCCGCATCAAAGAAAAAAATGGGTGATTTTGCGGAACGCAAAAAAGAAGTGACCGAAATATATTCTTATCGTGGTGTATTTGAAATTGTTGATGGGAGAGTATGTCGCATTAAACATCGAGATGGGCCGACAGACATAATGCGAATCAATGGAGTCGAAATGATTATTGATACAAGTGATATTTCAAAAGAAGACGATTTCCAATTTCCTCGTTCACACACATCTAGGGTTGTTGAACGAACTCAATATAAAATATCTAAAAAATCAACAGTTGTATTTGTTATAGAAACAGTTGATGATGAAGATGATGAATATGTAGATTATTATTTCATGACAGATAATTATGACCAAGCTATCCATCAAATGGATATTATTGAATTTTTAAATATCATAAAGTTATATTAATATAGTCTATCAATAGACAATAACAGACTGTTTTAATAAAATGAGTAGTATCCTAAATAATATAGATAAAATCCCAAATGATATATACCACGTCGATACACCCAATTCATCAAGTACAATTTTGTGGTCAATTAAATGGACTGTATTGTCTGTAATTATTATTGCAATACTCCACAATTTATATGGATTTTATCAATCGGTATCATCTCCACCAAAACTTCGCGATTTGGCAAATGAACGAAAAGATGAATATGAAGTTATGCGACAACATATACAGATTAAACGTTCACATCCTTCAAAAATCCAAATTTCTAATATAAAGGCACAAGAAACATATCACGAAAAAACACCTGATAATAGTCAACCCAGTCCAAATGGAGATAAGACAATGTTAAAGAATTTTATGAAAGAACTGAGTAGTGGTATTGGTGACAAGACGTCACCCAGTGAAACAATTGAATTGGGTGACGTATCTACAATGGACTCGAATTGGTCTACAATATAATCAACCGAACAGATTTTTAAGCGGAGGGATCGCGACAGCTGGTGGATTATTTCTTATAACAGTCGCCTTTTTATATAAACGACTGGATATAAGTCGTGCCTGCCGCCCAGTAGTAGTTTCCTTTTTATCATTAAATTGTGTATTCAATTCACTATGTTCTATTTTACAACAGTTTGTATTTTTTTTGGGCATTCGTGTGGTTTTATATAACTACGATATTTTATATCATAGTTATGAAGTGCAATCATTCGATAGAATCGAACCTATAGGAATTCGAATAACATTGTGTATGATCCGCCGTTCAATTGATTCGATCAATATACATATTATTTTTACTGAAAATATAAAAATAATTTAAATCTTCGGGTGTAAACAAATTTTTACATAATAACAGTCGCATTACACGACACAATCAACATCTGTTGAAATAAAATCATCTTCGTCATCGTCGTATACAATTCCAATATTCCGCCAACCACCTTTTTGGTACTTACCATATTTCTTATCCATATATTCAGTCAGTTCTCGGATACTAGGAGGAGGTTTGCCATGTGTATCTTGATACCATCGTTTAAATTCCTCCTTTGCATCAGTTTTTGTCAATCTATCTCCCTCAGTTTCGCGAACACATTCGGTCACAAATTCCATCAAATAATCTTGGCTCATACGGTATTTCTCACAATGAGATTCGACGAGCTCACAAGACCCAACGTGTCCATCCGTCGTATACGCACGATCAACGAGAATAGCCATCAATATTGGTGCCCATTTTGGGAATTTATTGTCTAATCGTTTAACAACTTTGAATTGATGTGGATACTCCTTTACAGGGAATTTCTTTTCATTGTTGTACGGATCGGGATGGAATTTTGATTCGAATGGGTTTACATGAATACGACGCCACGTACCATCATCCATTGCACTAATATCAAACAGAGTATTTGTACATACACACAATTTGAATTGTGGTCTGAATGTGACACTATCACGGTATAATGCTCTAGCTTGTAGATCGTCTCCCCCCGTCAATTCCTTGAGAATTCCCTCATTCAACTTGTCACCTTTACTCGACTCCTGCATCACGGCGAATCGAACACCTTTCAATTGAGCAATTTCAGGTGTAGTCGAACCTATTGATGTTCGTTTTTGAGTAACAAGAGTCAGTGGTACCACTCCCTTATAATCGGCCAGACAAACAGTCAACAAATCAACCATCGCCGATTTCCCATTGGCACCCGTTCCAGTGTATATATTGAATACGTTATTTATATTGTTTCCAATAAGGATTGACGCTAAATGATCCCACATGTACTCACACAGACTTTTGTTTGGAAACAACTCGGTAATAAAGGTCTTGACTTCATTTATAAGGTCAATTTCCGCTGGACTAGTAAGTTCGGATAGGGGTGTATACGCACAACCAGCACACATCGATAAATAATCCTCGGGTTGGCCCTGTCTGAACACTTTTTTATCGAAATCAACGACGCCGTTCTTAAATCCCATCAGACGAGGATTTGCATCCAATTTATTCATAAATTCCCTATCATAAAATTTCTCCTGTAATTCCTTCATTATATTGTTTTTCCATGCAGTTCGTTTCACGTGACCACATATATTACTCAATTGGTTCACCAATTCTTTATTCTCATCTTTATCTTCCGCGGCATCGACTGGAATAAATTGTTGTGTAGTTGTAGTAACGTTGCCACGGGGAATTGTTGTATTGGCAGCCGATGCATTGGCCGATTGAATGATTGAATTGTTTACAATTTGCCCGCCTTGAGGGGAATGATTAGTTTTAAACAACACCTCCTCTTGTAAATATCGAAAGAATACATCGTGTACAGGACCAGAAATAAGTCGCCTGATTCCCGTACCACATTCATTTTCTTGCCACCGACCATCTACGAACTGATACCATACATTATGCGAAATGGATGTACACACCCATTCGTCTTTGAACATATGTTTCATTATGTTGGCGATATTGTCTTCATTCGGAGCCCTAATCACGTCCTGTATATATGTGGTGAGCATACTGTTTTTGATTCGTTTATATTCATCTGGTTCGGCACTACGGGCCCAAAACATAATAGACCTATTTGTAATTTCGGTTGAATTATTTAATGGCATACTACACCATTTCAGGTACAAATCCTGAAAATCCGTTTCAAATACAAAACTATCCGACTTGCAACTCATTCTTACCCAAGTAAGAAACAAACGTTGATCGGTATTGCGGAGCGCAAGGCCAACCGAGTACCATTTAGCATATGTTCCTTCTCCCCAATATTCTTCCGCAAGTAACATTGTATATAAATGCGTCTCTCTCAATGTATTGTTCAACATTCGATCTCCAGCATTGATCATTGCATCTATTTCCGTATCCAATATTTCCTCCGATGTAATATGTCTTACAGCTGACCACGGATATGGTTGTTTTTCATATCGAGAAGAGTACATTCCACCACTACTGGAATTAGGAGTCAATTGATCACCGCTCTCTGTATCATCGACAGCGCGAATCCGATTTGGTCTATTCGAACCAATTGATCTTACAATCGCATCGTACTCCGATTTATATGTATCACGAATCGGACGCTTAGTAAAATTCGTATTGCGAACAGTAACATCTCTCAATACAGTATCTAGTGTGACGGTTCTGAGATTTTTTTTCGACACAGTGAGTTTTCCATCAACACCAGTAGCAAGTTCATAATATTGGGTAACGCGATATACGCCGAAACCAGGCTTTCTCGACCCATATAATTGCCAGTTCGCGTTTCGCTTTGATACAGCTTCATCAATAACATCATCCCACGTATTTGTGATCGGGATATCGATCCAACCATTAGTGAGTTCGGGAATCATTTTCTTACGCAATAAAAGTTGACCCGCCTTATCCATCAAAAGTCCAATCATTATGTGCAACCCATCTTTAGTTTTATCTTTTTCCATATGAACCTCATCCTTCTGCATAACATATAACGGAATTACTTCATTTGAAGATGAACCAGAATCTGTCCCTTCGGTCAATTTAGACAATACGTCTGCATACATTTCAACCATATCATCAATATGTTCACTGCTGTGCTGGCGTTCTGTAACATCAGGAGTATATCTGAGGTCGAGATCTATCATTATCGGCGCATCGTTTGGGAGTTGGCGTTCTGTTAAATATTCCATTCCACTTGGAGCGAGATGTGCGCCGTCGGAAGTAGGTGTTTCAGGCGTTTTATTGAATACTAAATTTTTATACGCAGTCTTCATTCCGTCCATTTTATCAGATGGAATGCAGTACGACCCCATTGGCAAATTTAATTGAACATTTCCGATACGTGTATGTGTATGTTCGAATGTGTTGGCCGTTTCAGGTGTTTTCCTAAACGCACTCAGGAACTTTGAAAATATAATTTTAGGATTCGTCATTTCGACGTTTTTAGTGTATTATTATATTCATTATATCGATATATTCTCAAATCAATTTTTACATATAAATTATCAATGGCCTCGTTCATTATGGTGTACGAAAACAGTATTGATAATCTATATATTCGCACCATAGTGGACGCAGATAATTTGAAATGTTTTTATTATACACATTGGTACATATATGGCTGCATATACATCGCGGTTAATAATACTGTAGGACATATAACAAATAATAAAATCAATATAGAAATGTAGTGATAAGTAAATATATACGAACGACAGTCAAATTTAATGGCGACAGAATCAATAACTATTACTCCTGGAACCGCTAAGCGGTTAATTTCCGATATTATTTCAATTCGAAAAAATCCTCTAACTGATCAAGGGATTTATTACGAACACGATGAAGATAATATGCTGACAGGATACGCAATGATCGTCGGACCATCTGATACACCGTATGCGTACGGATATTTTTTCTTTAAATTTACATTTCCATCAGACTATCCGTTTTCGCCACCCATAGTAAAATACTGCACACAAAATAGTATAAATCGTACAAGATTCAATCCCAATTTATACAGAAATGGAAAGGTTTGTATTTCCATTTTAAATACATGGCAAGGAGATCCATGGAGTGGGTGCCAGACTATTTCCAGTGTACTCCTTACACTATGTACACTATTCACCAAAAAACCACTGTTGAATGAACCTGGAGTCCATCAATATCATTCGGATATTGATCCGTATAGCAAAATTATATCATACGAAACAATCGCCACGGCGATTATTAAAATGTCAGACGAGACATATAGACCTATTATTTTCAATCGCTTTCGAGATGATATTATTAAACTAAATAAAGTGAATCGAACAAATATCCAGGCAAATATCGACAATATAAAACAAACACACCACAATGGGAAATTAATAACTTGTTCATTTTATAGCATGAAATGTACAATACTATACGATAAAATACAATTGTGTGATGATTTGAATGATTCGAACGATTTGAACGATTCGAACGATTCGAACGATTCGAACGATTTGAACGATTCGAACGATTCGATTGATTCAAATACAGACAAAACCAAGTTAGATACAACGATATAATAATATACAATTATAATGGATAATTCCGCTATTCTCAAAGCTTTCAACAATCATTTCATTGAATTTATCGATGACATTATCCGCGTATTCCCCGACGATGATGATATTGTTGCGGCGAAAAACGGTCTTGTCAGTATTAAAAAGGCGAATCCGAAGTTAATACATAATATATGGTCAACATATATTTCCACCAAATATGGTACAGAAATAGATGCAGGAGATATTGATTTTTTCACAAATAAGGATTATAGTGAGGAACTCAATGGTATGACATATGCCAATACTATTATGTCGAAAATCGATGTACTTCGCGAACCAATTAGGCGGATGGATCCGGAGAACAAATCAAAGGTGATCAGCTACATGCAAAACTTAACGAAATTGGCCGACATGTATGTAAGTGGGTCTGCATCTAGACAACACATTAGTATTTGAACAGTGTAATTGTTCGTGATATTCTAAAAACTAATCTAGATATATTTGAACTCATCTTATAAATGAGTTCAACACAAACACCAGATACTGATATTATGGAATTTTCGAAAATCACAGGAGAATTCATATGTGATTTATACAGAACGTTCCCTGAACTACAAGAATCGGCGGATGAACGTATCGTAGCATTCCTAGAATATATTGCGGCGGACGAGGGAGATATTATCGCTGTACAAGAACTAAAAAAATATTGTATGACCGTGTATCCAGAACGATTCTTTGATATATTGTATAAGAATGCAGAAATGTTTGAAAATGAAGATATAAATACAGAATTTCTACCAGGAATTAATTTCACGTATCTATGGAACATAGATGGAGTTAGTGACGAAAGCAAAACCACTCTGTGGAATTATTTACAATTAATTTTATTTACAATTGTAGGCGATGTAAAAGACGGATCTAGTTTTGGGGATACTGCGAAATTATTTGAAGCAATTGATGAAACCGAATTGAAGAGCAAACTAGAAGAAACGATGAGTCAAATGAAAAATGTGTTTCAAAATATGGATAAATCCGAATCAGCAGATGAACATTCGGATCCACAATTTCCTGACACCGATGATATTCACAATCATTTACGCGGAATGTTGGGAGGGAAAATCGGTGGTCTTGCACAAGAAATTGCCGAGGAAACGGCATCAGAGTTAAATATATCTGCAGAAAATGCAGACGATATTCAAGGTGTGTTCCAACAACTATTCAAGAATCCTGGTAAACTAATGGGGCTGGTCAAGAATGTTGGGTCGAAATTAGATACAAAAATTAAATCGGGAGATTTGAAAGAGTCAGAACTTATACAAGAGGCGACCGAAATAATGGGGAAAATGAAGGATATGCCAGGAATGAATAATATTCAAGATATTCTCAAAAAAATGGGGATGGGTGGAGATCTTGCGGATATGATGAAGGGGATGGGTGGAAAAGATACGAAAATGGCATCGACTAAATCGGTCGAAACACAACTCGCTCAGCAATTGAAAATTGCTAAAACAAAGGAGAGACGATTGGACGAAATAGAACGTCGACGCAAAAAGAAGGAAGAAGAACGCCACACATCAGTAATGAATATGTCAAATGCGCCGAAAGAATTAACACCCGAAGAAATGGACGCATTAGTATTTTCAATCGGAGAACCAGCGGAACGTTCTACCAAATCAGATAATCCAGGCCTGAAGAAAAAGAAGAAGAAAAAGAAAAAATAATTATTTTGTCTATTTCAGATTATCTATGTAACGCTACCATCGTTTGTTATATCTCCAGTCACGTTCCATATATATAGCGCGACGCAACCAGTGCACATTATACGATAATTCAATCGTACGTTGTATATCGATACCACACATTTCGGAAATACTATATAGAATAAATTTACTAATATAAACGTATTCATCCTTACATACAATATTATCATTTTTGTCATCACTTGAGACAATATCGTCTAATTTTATCATATTTCCAATTTTAACGCAATATGACATTTTATATATTTCAATAATTACTATATACCAATGCGTTTAGTCTGTTTTGCTCATTATATTGACGTATTGTAATGACAACAAAAAATGAGCAATTAGAATGTACTATTTGTAATTATTCAACCACTAGAAAATCCAATTATAAGAGACATTTACAATCGAATCGACATATATCCGCGACGAATCCAGTTACACCGAACAAACCACCAATGTTTACTTGTGAATGTGGATTGACATACAAACATCGTGGTTCACTGTACAATCACGCTCTTAATTGTACACAACATTCGAAACTCAATACGATTGTGCGGAAATTTGTACTACAATTTATTGAATTGGGATTATGTAACGACCGAACGAACGAACGAACGACCGACCGAACGACCGACCGACCGACCGAACGAACGACCGACCGAACGACCGACCGACCGACCGACCGAACGACCGACCGAACGAACGAACGAACGAACGACACCCACGTCATCACCGATATGGTAATGTACAGAATTTCGGAGACACAACAATTTCAACGAAACCAAAATATATATTACGCTCGCAGAATCAGGGATAAAATATCAAACCCGAATATAAAAACCGTTTTGGATACAATAAATCAAACAGAATTTACTATTTCCAAATGTTTTGAAGATATGTTATCACGATAACAACATCTAAAATTATTGTTTTTGTTTCATATACAAAAACAATTAGTGTAGTAAATAAATAGCTGTTAACAAGGATAACGCACTGCCGATCTTACGTATAGTTATTTCTTCTGATAAAAAAATCCATGAACCAATTATTGTAAAAAGAATATCTACAGAGTAATCCATTATTGTCAACTTAGATGCAGGTGTTTTTGATACCAAGAACATCCATATCATCGCAGCCATAACTGATAATAATGAAATAAATACAACCCTCATTACGGTTAATGTCGATATATCGGAAATATCTCTGAATATATCTTTGTAACTTCTAAAAAACGGGATTGTAAGTAACAACATTATAAAATATGCAGTAGCTTCAATAAACAATACCGTATACATAGAATGAACACGTACGAGCAGTTTTCGGTGTACAGTTACAATAATGCCCACGAGAGCCGATAAAATGATAAAATAAAACAGTATATTATTGGGCATATTATTGAGATTCGTATACGGTTTATTCCACATAGATCCATTAGTATGTTTTAACACATTTGTATATGCGAACGACATTTACAATATTACAATATTATTTTATTACCAATAATATTCAATATACAGTAATTATATAATGCACAATAATATTCTATTTGTAAAAGGATTCGCGACAAATATAAAAAATGAAAATTCAGATGATACATATAAACCAATACCTCGTTTTAATAACTGAAAATAAGGATTTTCATAATCAATTGTTAATCCAATGGATTTTTTTATTTCTCTACGAATATTTCTTATTTCATCGCCACTCATTGGTTCTCCGCGACTAAATACATAATCTTGATGTTTCTTAAAGATATCAACATCTCTAAAATCGGGATTCTCTAAAAATTCATCTCTTTCTCTTATTATATTTTTCATCTGTAATCCATCACATTTACCTATGCAGCGTGTATAATAATCAGTCATATCAGATATATATTTATATTTTTGGTCTTTATCATATTGATTCATTTTTTCACTCTTTTCACTACGCGCATCATTTGTTTTTATCTTGATACTATCTGAATATACTTGTCTCTTTTCTATAAATTTTTGAT